CGGTCTTTGGCTACCCCATGGAGAATTACCCCATGTCATGCCATTTTATGATCTGTTTAAGATCGTGCGATGGTATGAAGTTACCTTCATAACACCTTGTGTGTTGATCCAGGACCCTGTTAAGGGCGTTTCTGAATCTAGCACACGAGTCCGAGGGAGACTATCCTCGCTTCCAAATCTCTGGTTTTCCCCTTTGGAGAACCTTAGATAGGAAAGGATAGGACGTTCAGTGAGTTTTGAACCTGCCGTCCCCTTTCGGGGGAACAGCGGAACAAGAACACTGTTACGTATGGCTCACCTACTTATTGCAGATAAGCAATGTCATTCCTCAACTACTACCTGAGTACTGGGTTTACCCATATCTTTAGCTCTGGTAGTTGAGATCAAACGTCGGGTAGGGATACTACAAGAGTATTTCCCCTACCGATCAGTTAAATCCCGAGTTGATTCAATTCGCAGGGAACTGGTTGGAATGGGCATTACCGTCTTACTCAAGTTTTATCCTGAGTGTCGAAATGACGCAATAAGAGATAATCCACACTAAGAAAATTTTAAAGACATGAAAGATAATCGAAATTATTTCTTTAATCTCTACAAGTCTTTTAAAGATTCTGTCGTAACGGTTCCTGAGGTTTCACTGGGTAACCCTATTGAGTTACCAGTGTTATTGAAGAAACTGGGCTGGCGTATTGCCGGTTCCTGTTTTCCTTCAATGACAAAATTCAATGCACGTCTGAGACAACTTCATAATTTTGGACAACACATCCTCCGTATGCGTAAGCATCATGGAGATATGTTTGTCGTAAAATACTTGAAGGCTGCTCAACTCGCGATTTCAAAAGCAGTAGCTGGGAACCCGTTCCACTCACTTCGTGAGTTAGAACCGGATCTCAACTTACCGCGCTTAACTACTTCTGGTCTTCCTCCGGTTATACCGTTGGGAGATAGACGTAGGATTCTTTCCGGTCATCCATCAACTATCCGTTGGTGGTTGACACTATTTTCACTATATCGTATAATGAAAGTAGCTGGACGAGTCAAATTAAGCACGATAAGTAATCCTTATTCAGGGTCTACTAGTTTTCTGGAGAATGCGTGTTCCGATCTCGGGGTCTTATCCCTAAGATTTAAACACAGGTTCTCGTGAAAGCCTAGTATTCCTGAGGTAGGATTGCTATTCCTTGAGAGCTCTTCGCCGAGCTTCTCTGTTTCGTGGTTAGGTTTTGTTTATGATGTACAATCTCTTGTATATCATGGACTAGACCTTCCACTTCTCACTATTATGAGAAAGTTTTGAGGCTCTGATTCTCGCATGGAGGAGATCTGGAATTCGTTCCGTGATCTTCACCGCGCAAGGGATCAGGCTTCATTACCAATTTCCATTCCAGGTTTTAAGGACCGTCAGAAAGACACTCTTGTAGTTCTTCCTGATGGTATCCGAAAATACCCGATTGGACAATTAGCTCTTAAGACTGAGGCAGCAGGAAAAGTTAGAGTTTTTGCGATGGTAGATGTGTGGACACAGTCCGTACTGAAACCATTACATGATTCTATCTCTTCCATTCTGAAATCATTACCGAATGACGGTACCTTCAACCAGAGAGCAGCGGTTACCCGTTGTTTCTCAAAGGCTGAGAGTGCCGGTCTTTCATATGGTTATGATCTAAGTGCTGCGACAGATAGACTTCCAATTGTTCTTCAAGTTGCAGTCCTTTCTCCTCTTTTTGGAAGAGAAGTGGCTGAGGCTTGACGACAGTTGTTAGTCTCAAGGGAATACATCTTGAAAGACCAGTCTGTTGGAGAAGATGCTAAGTATGAAACTCATACTTATGCAGTCGGGCAACCTATGGGAGCCCTATCTTCTTTCAACATGCTGGCTCTAACACACCATCTAATAGTTCAATGGTCTGCTCAAAAAGCCGGTCTTTCTAGACCTGGTACTTGATGAGAAGGTTACGAACTATTAGGTGATGACATCGTTATCTTTGACGCTTTAGTTGCAGACCAGTATCTTCATTTTATGAAAGGTATTGGTATGGAGGTAAACGTCAAAAAGTCTGTTGTAGCCAAAAACAATTCTTTTGAATTTGCTAAGGTTACTGGACATAACGGTGTAGATGTATCCGCTTTATCGTGAAAGATGTTTATAAGTCAGAATTCATTCTTCGGACGCGCTAACATCGCATTCAATTTATTGAAGCGCGGTATTGGTCGTCCTGGAACGAAGTGATTTAGAAACATCCTTCGACATCGAAGATACACGCAAGGGGATTTTAATATATCCCTTGTTGCTGTGTTCTCGATGTTCGCCGGTAGTGCTTACTTTACATTACCTGAATTCCTCCGTGGAATGATGGCAATGAAAGAGCCTATGGCGAAGCCCTTCATTCAGGTCCGTGATAAATTGAGAGTATCTTATATACTCAATATTATGTCACAGGCCCTGAAGGGTCTGCCTCTCGGGATTGATAAAGGTCCTTCTTCTGAAGCATCTTGGAGACATATGTGGCCTTTTTTAAAAGCACATAAGTTCAAGGTGATCAAGAAGACTTGGGATCAATATTTTCCTGAGTTAAAAGTCACAAAAGCTTATATAGCTGACTTGGCAGATCAAGTATGTGATATGCTAGTAGACGGTTTCGTTACAGCTCCTGCCGATACACCTTCGGGTGTTAATCGGATAACGGAATGTAATGATGAGGTTTGGTGGTCAATTCATGATCTTTGTGAAAATGAATTCCTGCCGTACCGCCGAAAACTAGACCATATAGGACAACAAGCCATTGACGAGATCTCTTTTGATGATCTCGAAAAAGGTGACCGCTTGTGCGGTTCCTTGACTGGTGTTTTACTCCTCCCTCAACGGGCACAACATAAAATTATGAATGGAGCTGATCCTGAAAGGATCTTTACTCAAAGCGTTGACGCACTTTCGTGGGTCGCTGCTGCGCGTAGAGATCAAATCCGGAAAACTCCAATGCATTGATACTCAACTACTTGAGACATCTGATACTATTAAGTGTCAGTCTATGTAGATGACTATTCCTACCAGATGTTAGAAGCTGGTATAGAAGACCGCATTATAAGAAAGATATAATGTGTCATGCCTAGATGATGTACCTTGTGGTAGGTTACTGACCATATTACATAATACTCTGTAAGTCCCCTGTTAAGGGTCTTACTGCAGAGGGATAACCGATATAGTTGGTAACCCTGACTTGTTGAGAAGTAGGATGGGTAACTCGGGCACCTGAAAAGGAACGCTGGTTACTCCCCCGATCTTCTTAATTTGTCTATGGAGTATCTCTGTAGGCTCTGTCTCCGATTGGTATTGAATACCTTTAACCGGGCAGGTTCTAACGAGATGTAGAGACTCTCAGGTCCTTTGATGTTTTGCATCTTAGGACGGGGGGTGCTATTAGATAGCATCCTCTGATGGTTTCTTATTTCCAAGAGGGTTTTTAGGATTGGAGTTTACTCCGATCCGAGGTTCCCA